ATGCCAGCCGTTAACGGGGTTGACCCGATGGTGGTTTATGACGGTACACGCTGGTCAAGAAGTGCTACTACAACAACGGCACAGACTATTTCAAGCATTACTAGGGGTGGCACAGGTAACCTTACCGCTACCCTAGTAACTGCCAGCGCACATGGTTTAGTGACAGGCAATACCATCACCGTCGCAGGAGCAACACCCGCAGAATTTAACGGTACTTACCGCATCACGGTCACGAATGCGACAACCTTTACCTACACAATGACCACCGCACCTAGCGGTAATGCGACTGTTGTAGGCACATATACGATTGATTACTACATTACAGGTAAAAACTCTAATACATTCGCCTATGTAAACTTGTTTAAAGAGCGTCTGTATTTTGTAGAAAAGAACACGCTTAATTTTTGTTATTTACCCGTAGATTCTATTAATGGGGCGGTAACCTCATTCCCCTTGGGTGGCATCTTTAAACGAGGTGGTTACCTACAAGCAATGGGAACTTGGACTATTGACGCTGGATACGGGGTCGATGACCTAGCCGTATTTGTCACAAGTAACGGGGAAGTCGCTGTTTACAAGGGTTCTGACCCATCTGACCCTACAGATTGGGCTTTAGTGGGTATTTGGAACATCGGACAGACTTTTGCCCGTAAGTGCGTGTTTAAATTTGGTGGTGACATCCTACTTTTGACCGAGGATGGCTTAGTACCCCTATCAGCAGGACTACAATCGACCCGTTTAGACCCCCGTGTCAACATTACCGACAAGATTTTCTACGCTATTAGCCAAGCGGCTGACGATTACGCCACAAATTATGGTTGGCAGATGAATTACTTTGCCAAACACAATATGCTGATTCTTAATATCCCCGTAACAGGGGGTTCTGAACAGTATGTAATGCACAATATTACAAAGTCATGGGGAAGATTTACCAATATCAACGCAAACTGCTGGGAATCTAGCGGTGACGATATGTATTTTGGGGCTACAGGCTTTGTAGGCAAGTTTTACGATACTTTTGCCGATGCAGGTACGAATATTAAAGGGTTTGTACAACAAGCTTACTCGTATTTCGAGTCTAGGGGGCAACAAAAACGCTTCACTATGGTACGCCCTATCCTACAGACCGATAACGGCTTACCGACTGTTTTATGCGGTCTAAGCACCGATTTTGATACTGTAGAACTTACTAGCCAAATATCCTTTAACCCCGCCATCTTACAAACTGGCGAATGGGACTTAGATACATGGGATAACGCCAACTGGGGCGGTGGTTTAGTGGTTACAAAAACATGGCAAGGCGTGACAGGAATAGGCTATTCAGGCTCAATTAGCCTGAATGTGGCATCGCAAGGTATAGAGTTTCATTGGGCATCAACCGACTTTGTAATGGAGCGTGGCGGGGTACTGTGAGGACTGTTACTACTGAAAATCAACGCTATTTGGGGGAATGGCTAGTCAGAATCCTCAATTTTCCCCTACCTGAAACCACCCAATGTATTGGGCAATTAAAAGACGGCAATTTAGTAGCGGTGGCGGGATATACCAACTTTATGCCAAAGGCTTGTGAGATTCACATTGGTAGCGTTGGTGAGAACTGGGCTAGTAAAGATTTTATATGGGCGGTATTTGATTACCCCTTTAATAAACTAGGAGTTAGCGTTATACTAGGGCAAATCTGTGCTGATAACACAGACGCCCTAAAGTTAAACCGACATTTGGGCTTTAAGGTTGTAGCTGAAATACCTGATGCCCACATGAGTGGTGATTTGGTAATTATGGCTATGAGAAAAGAGGAGTGTCGGTTTCTTAACATCCGATGCTCTTTAAACAAGGGAGAATAGTATGGGTGGTGGTGGATTTTTAGGATTAGGGCCTGCTCCAAGTGCACCTGCCGCACCTGATTACAGGGCTGCTGCACAAGAAACTGCTGCGGGTAATCTAGAAGCGGCTAGAGCTGCAACTGCGGCTAATCGTGTTAATCAAATTACACCTTATGGCACTTTAAAGTACGAAGTTACTGGTGCTGACCCATACGGCAATCCTACTTGGACTGCTACACAAGCATTAAGCCCATCCCAACAACAACTGCTTGACTATCAAAATAAAACTAGTGTTGGTTTAGGTCAGTTAGCAGAAAAAGGTTTAGGCTATGTACAAAATATGCTTGAAACCCCGTTTGATGTCAGCAAATTACCGACTACAGGGTTTAATCCTAGCCAAAGCTATCAAGATGCGTATATGCAACGGCTACAACCACAGATTCAGGAAAGTCGTGACCGCCTAAATCAAGACTTAGCTAATCGTGGAATTGATATTGGTTCTGAGGCTTATCAAAGAGCAATGTTGGCTCAAGCAAGGCGTGAAAATGATTTATTGGCTGCAGCCACAACACAAGGCTTTAATGTTGGTCAAACTGCTCGTCAATCTGCATTGCAAGAGCAAGCCTACCTCAGAAACGAGCCATTAAACACCCTATCTGCGGTTCGTACAGGCGCACAGGTACAAGGCCCACAATTTGTTAATTCGTTTAATCAAGCTACGACTGCTGGCCCTGACATATTGGCTGCATCACAAATGGGATATAACGCCCAAATGGGTGACTTTAACGCTAAACAAAGGGCACAAGAAAACCTTAATCAAGGTTTATTTAGTTTAGCTAGTGCAGGTATCCCATTAATGTCTGACATTCGTGCAAAAGAAAACATTAAAGCAATCGGTGTAATGAATAACGGCTTGACCTTATATAGCTTTGAATACAAAGATGAAGTCAAATCTCACCCATTAGCAGGTGATGGTGTTCATGTTGGTGTAATGGCACAAGAAGTAGAGCAAGTATTCCCATACGCAGTTAAAACCCTCGATGACGGCTATAAAGTCGTAGATTACGGACTATTACCATGAATATGTACAACCCATACATTCAGCAAATGGCTCAACCACAAGACTTAGGTGGGTTAGCTCCGTATTATCAAAACATAGCAAATCAACAAGCTATGCAAAATATGGCTATGCAACAAGCTCAAGGGTTGACTCAGCAAGCAGGTCAAACCGCTCAAGGTGGTATGAATCCTATGATGATGGCTCAAATGTTGCGTAAAGATAAACCCATGACCCAAGAACAAATTAATGCTAGAGATGTCCAAATGGGCGGCATGGGAACTTATAATCCATACACCCAATACAATGTTTCTCAGCAATATGGCACAGACCCATATTCGCAACAAAGCAGAATGTTAGCGTCACAGGAGTTTTAATATGGCACAACAAATGCTTAACCTAGGTGGCAATTTAAGCCCCGAACAACAGATACAGCAACAACAAATTGCTCGCCAACAGAAAATGGCAGAGTTGTTGATGCAACAAGGTCAGCAAACGCCATCAGGACAAATGGTAGGCAATAGATATGTTGCACCTAGTTTCTTTCAATACGCTGCACCTTTATTGCAAGGCTATGTAGGTAAAAAACAATTAGAAAAAGCAGAAGCAGAACAATTAAACTTAGCCAAAGCAATTCGTGAACAAGGTGCGTCTGAAGTTGCCGATATTATTAATACCTATCAAGGCAGAGCGGCTAAACCTGCTCCTATGGGTTATGAATTAGTAGATGCTGGAACTCCTGCTGTAGCACCTAACCCACAATTAGCACTTGCAAAAGCAACTACCGCAGGTCCTTATGGTCGTGCTTTATTGCCAACAATACTAGAAAGAGCAATGCCAGCACCTAAAAAACCAATGGTTGTTGCCCCTGGCGGTGCTTTGGTTGATGAATCTGGCAAATTAATATATCAAGCCCCATTTAAGCCTGAAGCTGGTGCAAGCGGTGAAGATGGTGGTTATAACAAGAAAGGCGATTGGATTACGCCTAGCGGAACTTATATTGGCAAATCTGAAGTATCAAAAGACAGAGAAATTGCCTTTACTGCTGACCAAGTAAGACAAGGTTTAAAACAAATTAGTCCTGAAGATATTAAAAAATCTACTTCAATCTTTGGTAATTTAACAACTGGTGGCCCAATTAGCTATGTTGCAAAACAACTTGGTAATGAAGCTGTTTCTGCACAAGCTAAAATTAATGCTTCATCTGTTATGCAGATTCTTAACAATTTGCCACCAGGCCCTGCATCTGACAAAGACATTGAAAATGCTAAGAGCACATTTCCTGGTTATGGTAATCAAAAAGCATTGAACGATTGGATTAAAAACACAAGAGAAACTTTGGATAGAAAAGTTAATTCTCTAAACCAAAAATATGGTAGCGAAAATTGGTACGGAAATGTAGGACTTAGTTCTTCTCCACAACCAGCACAGTCAGGCGGTGTTGTAGATTTTAACGCTTTGCCACAAAGGAAATAAGCATGGATGTGCAAATGCCCGATGGTACGATTGTTAGAAATGTACCCAACAATGTAACGCAAGAAGATTTATTGGCTCGTTTTGATGCTTATAAGTCGGATAAGCGGGGCAACATTATTAATACCGATGTTCCTACTGTTGCTGGTCAAGTAGCAAACCCACCTGTGAATGAGCCAAAACGCTCCATGCAAGAAAAGATGATGGCATTGTACGAAGTGCCTGCAACCATGCTTTCAAGTGCAGCGTTAACTATTCCAAGTGCTGTATCTGCATTAGCTACAGGCGAAGCACCAATGGCTATGGCACAACGCAATATGTACCAACCTAGAAGCGGTGCAAGTCAAGATGTATTGCAAAGCATTGGTAGTGCGTTTGAAGCATCAAAACTGCCACCAGTAATACCCACTACAGGCATGATTCCTAGTTATGCTCGGATGGCTCAAGCAACAACCCCACAAGTTAGTGAAACAGTACGCACAATGCCTGAGATGCTTAGAAAGCCACAGCCAACTATGGCAGGTGTGGGTGCTGCGGTTACACCTGAAGAAATTACTCGTACCCAAATGGCTCAACAGTTGCGTGTGCCTGTGCCTTTAAGCAAAGGTCAAGCGACTCGTGACTTGGCACAACAACAATTTGAGATTGAAACAGCTAAAAATTA